ACGAGATCATGCCTAGTCTCGTGGGCTCGGAGATGTGTATAAGAGACAGGCTTTACCACTTTAAAGCGCTAAAGTATTTCCCCTAACGCGCACAATTACAATATTTGTATACACATTTAGCTGTACAATTCAGAAACAATCATACAGCTTAAAGCTCCTTTGTTTACATATTTACAGAATCACAGCCTATAAACAGCCAATACACCAGACATCAGCCAAATATTCAGACAATATTCTTAAAGGAATTATCAGACAATTTAAGGCCGATTCCGTACATATGTTCGAATGAAGTTGTATAGACAATTCGGAAGGGTTTACTTTAGTATATTAAAGTGTTAAAGTGTTAAAGTGTTAAAGTGTTAAAGTGTTAAAGTGTTAAAGTGTTAAAAGGATAAAACGGTGAAGGGGGTGAAAGGAAAAAAAAAAGAAGAAAAGTTATTGACAAAGTTACTTATATATGATATGATATACCTATCAAAGGGAAGGAGAGAAGTTAAATGAAAACTGTATTATATTGTGTGAGACTAGAAGAAACAAATTGGAGCGAAGATACATTTTATTCGATGTCGTTAGATGAAAGCATAGAATACATTTACAGAAATGGATACACGTTAGGCGAGGATGCTGATATCGCAAAATATTTAATCAATGACGAAGGAATTATTGTGGAATGTCTTGAAATCATAACAGGAATTTAGGAGGTAGAAATAAAAGAGGGGGTAGCCCCCTCTTTTATGTCGGTGTAATCGTTCCAGTACCTTTGACTACTACGCCATTAATAGAATTTACTGTCGCACCCGAAGCAAGAACTGCTATCCCTCCTACGACAGAATTTAACGCGTCTAACTTATGTGCCAGTACAAGACTCCGCTCTGCCAACGTAAACGAATTAACAGTACAGTTATCTCTGATCAGCAGAACGCAATCATAACAAGACATCAGCGTAACCGTGCACTTATCAAGGATCACCTGGCCTCTGACAATAAGCACATTAGTGAGTGTAACATTATTGAGATACAAAATATTACCATTATCTAACCTTAATGCCTCATTGGGAGTGGTTCCCCCTGTAATATCTCCATTGCGGCGCCCGATGAAGCACACGGCCCCGATAAATGAATTGAATTTATTTTTCCCGGCGTCAATCCAGAACGTTTGGCTGTCGGACGGCGTTATGGTCGCGCTCGCCTCCTCTCTCTCATGTCGAATAGCCGCGCTTGTGCCATTTAAAACAACCTCCATTAACGTCTCAACCCATATTGTTTTGTCCAGGTTGCCAGTGACGCAGGAGTGCACATATAGCCGTCCATTTAATGAGTAGCAACCCTCCAGCTCCTCGACCAACCATCCATTGCTGGTGCGATTGGGAAAGTTAATTGTCGACTGTATTCCTGTTATTAAATTGACAGTAAGCACACTACCATGAGCCATACTTAAGTATGCGCTATCATTAATTACGCAGAAATCCTGGTGTATATCATCTGCGGTATATGTTACCGACTTAACTACACTTTTAAAGCCTAAGTCCTCATAAATGGTTAATGTCTGTCCATCAATCCCATTAAGTACAGGTTTATCACCATAAAATGACAGGGCTATTGAATCTGGTACCGCGATTGTCTCAAGGTGTGACAAAGATGTGCTAAAAACATCTAAAGTACTGTCAGTTTTGAGTATATACACTCTACCATTATGCACTGCTACACTTTTGCCCGGTATATAATCAACGTCTGCCGTGCTAACAATATTGCCTGTTGGTAACGCCTTAAAGATGTAGGATTTTTTATTTGATCCCAACACATACTGGACAAAACCGTAGAGATATGTCCCGTCCGTGTCAATACCCTGGACAACTCCCCCTTTAAGCCCGCCGGGATCAATATATCCAATGCAGTCCAATAGAGCAACGCCGCTATCTTTTATGGCTGTCAAGTTATCAGCGGTTTCGTCCGCCTGCTTTTTAACCGCCTCCAACGCCAGCCGAAAACTCTCAATCTGCCCATTAAAGTTACCAGTAAGTACCCAGTACTCTGTATTGCTGATATCAATTCCGGCTGGCACATACTGCCTGGACGTGTAACTGTTGCCCTGGTAAGTCACGATAATAAGCGGCTCGTACGCTGTTTCTTTTGTGCCGTCCCACTCGCCTACAAGTTTAGGGACATAACGCGCTCCAATATAAACATTATTTGCAGGGTATCCGTTAGACATAGTATCCTCCTCCCAGTACGATGCACAAGGCATCGTGTTTGCCGTAAAAATCCTCCGGCGTGATTGTTGCAAAGTGCTTTAGTACGTTAAAGTATAACATTCTCTACCTCCATAGGGCGTCAATGAGATTGACGCCCAGAACCAAACTGATAAACAAATAGGCCGCTACCATCTGAGCACCAGATGGCCGAACAGGTCACTTTTGCCGTCCATGATCGTGTCGAACTGGATAAAATCCCACGATTCCGGGATATACGCTACAAAGTACCCGTCCCGGCTCAGACCGAATACGACATACTTAACGATCCCGGCGATGATCTGTGGCAAGTTATTGTTAGCCCATTGGTAAATATAGTCCGGCGGAAAGTTGCCAGTAGAAATCATCTGCTCCAGTCGGTCGACGGCGATCTTAAGGGTTTTGATCCGGGTATCAAGATCCGTGTTTATTACCCCCTGGTCTTCCTGCCGCTGTTTTATCACTGCGATATCTGCGATCATCTGCTTGATCCGGCAGACCATCCATCCCAGGTCATACTCGTAGGTATGGCCGTGCAATAAAGGATTGTCCATAATTTACCTCCTTTGCTTAATAAGGTCTGAATACCGCGTACAGGTACCTACGGTCGTACTCCAGAGTACAAACCTTGTTTTTCTGGTTGCCGCCGATACAGTAAATCTTATCGGTGGCAGAATCATACTCAGCCAGTCCGACGTGCTTACTGGAGGATGAAGTCATTTTATCCCCCTTCCATAGCCAAAAGAGAATATCCCCCTTCTGGATCGTCTGCGGCGGAGTTGAATAAAACGTTCCTTTTTTTCCATCCAGATCTCTAAAGGTTTCCATTAGCCAGAATACGTTTTCGTTCCCTTCGTTGCGGGTCAGAAGTCCCGTCTGCTCAGCCAGATAGCTGATCGCGGTCGCACACCAGGCGGATTCTACCAGGGTGCCGTAAAACCATTCCTGTACGGTTTTACAAAAGCCCGTATATTCCACTTCCCCCCGGTGGGCCTGTAAGATCTCTACCATTCTATCGCCAGTTCCGCTGGTTGTATTGACATATGGAGTAACTGTCCCCGCGTCTGTGTCAACAATATACTTAGGCATAAAGCTACTCCTCTCCTTTTGTGATGATGTCTGTGAGCTTTTGGATCGCCAGGGTATTATTTTGTATCACCTCTGTGAGCTGTCCGACCTCCTCCCGGTGCGCGTCGCTTTCCGTAAGCCGGTCGGCCCGGGCCTTATCCATCTGATCGGTCAAAAATTTGGATCCCCAAATTAACACTACGATCACAACGGCCCAGGGGCCAAACATATTAAATAAAGTTGTTACTGCATCAACCATAGATACCTCCCTAATATACTGATAAGCAAAACTCGTTTTTAAAGTCGTCCGCGATAAACTCGATCACGGAAAACTGCACAACCTCACGCTCTGCCTCGATCATCTGTTGCGTCGTGGTTACGCCAATGTTGCCGTACATATAAGCGGTATGCTTATACGATTCTGACCGGGTATCTTTGCCCGTTGTATCCTCCCCGGTCTGCGTGTCACTCTGGGCCTGTACTGCCGTCTCCTGGGCATTATGGGACGTCGTATCCTCGGTATCCTTGGTATCCGCCTGGTAGTCCGTCGCGTTTTCCGCTGACACGTCATGCTTTGACGTGACGTTTCCGGTCACGTCTCCAGTTACGTTGGTTGATCCGGTGTCCGTCACTGTCCCGGTCGTTGTCCGGTTTTGCGTCCGGTCGATTGTCTCCTCACGGGTGTCCGTGATCTCCTCGTTGCGGTCGTAGTTATGGATCGGATTATAGTTGAACTGGGTCGATTCCAGGAGCTTTTGCCATATGATCTTACGTCTCATAGACCATACATTGATATAGTACCGCATATAATTTGGGTCTGGGTGCTCTAATGGAGTCTTACCCACTCTCTCAAGGATCGTAGCAACTGTGAGATCCCGGTCAACTCCATCCGGCAATACCAAAAGATCGAAGATCGTACTATCCCAGGCCATGAGATCCACGATCCCATTGATAAGCCCCCTCTGGTTACTGATCCGGTTTTGTAGTGGGGTATGATAGGGCATCTTCCGTCACCTCCTCTGGCTCGATAAACTCTGCCGCGATATTAGTCCCATATAGCTTATTGGCGAGCCGCAAGCTCTCCTGTAACGAGATATTCCAGACCTCGCGGCGGTTAAACGTCTCGGCGTCGTAGCTCTGCGCCTCCTTATTGACCATCCTCTCTTTTTTATCGGGGTTGACCCTTACGCCGATCTCCCGATAAAAGTCAAGGAGCGTCGTCCTCCGGGCCGCCAAAAGCTCCGGCAAGATAAAGTTTTGCTTAAGATCTCTATCAAACTGAGCCCAAGGAACTGACGGCGCATCCTTATTGCCGATAGGCTTTAAAAGATTGACGTCATAAACCACACCTGGCTCGCCGTTTGCGAGTTTTTCAAGGAGTTTTTTGATGCTCGCGGCGTCTTTTTGATTGCCAGCGGCAATCGCGTATGCAAAGCGAGCGTTGATCTGAGACAGCCGGATCGCAACGTCGTTGAGCTTAAGTTCCGTGGCATACTTACTGATAATATCCCAGATCCCCATGTAATCGGGGGTCAGCTTAATAACCGCGCACTCCTCACCGATCTTAAGCGGACGCATAAAATTAAAATAAGGGCTTGCGATATTAACCCCGGTCGGCTGATATTGTAAGCCGATCCCGGCAAGCGTCCCGGGCTGAAACGTGATCCCATAGTCCCGCGTCTCGAACATGGCCAGAAACCCGCACCGAAACAGCCCGTATAAAAACGCGTCCAAATCCGTCTGGACTTGTCCCGGAGCGGCGTCGGGGAGGCCCGAAAAGCGGAAGAGGGTGCGGCATCTCTGGAAAAGGGACCGCTCCCAGTAGCTCTGCGAAAACGCGGAAAACGTCCGCTCGTCGCAACCACCGCCCATATCGTAATATCCATGATAGGCACTATACATTTAATCACCTCCCTACTCGATAAATACCCCGCCGTCCATCATGGTGGCAACCTGGGCAAGCTCCGCAAACCGGGCCGGAGCCGTCATAGAAAAACCTCGGGTCTGGCAATAGCCAGATACAGGCCGTCCCATCCGCATGACCGGATGACCATAAACCGCCTGGAAACCGGTGTCATCCACCGGGGGATAATATAAGACGGTAAGTTTAGCTTCGCGGCTCTGTCCGACGGCGGCGGTTCCAGAAAGCGTTCCGGCGCACTGGACAACTGGTGTGATTGCCTGGGCCAATCCTCCAGCGGCCTGGGTTATCCCCTGAGCTGCCATTTGGATTCCTCCAGTCACCTCTTCAGACCCTAGGATGCCCGCAGTTAACCCTGTTTTTGCTACTCCTGCGGCGGCCCCTAAAGCCCCCGCTCCGAATTGCATCGCGCCGCCAATTGCCGACACTGTCCCGGAAACAAAATTTTGGATCGGTACATTACTGGATCCGATCGCATAACTGGCACCGATTGACGCGGATCCAGTATAAACGGTATAATCTCCGGCCTCGATCCGAACCGATACCGTGCCGCCGATTAGCTCTAACACCCATGTAATGTGGAGACTCGCCACATTGTTGCACTGGTCAACAGGTATGGAGATTGTACCTACAAAGGGGACGTAAAGAGACAGCTGACAATTCATTCGTTTCCAGTCCTCAGCGGGCCATGGGATCGCGATATCTGTCTCGATCGTGTGGATCGGGTTACTGTCCAATACTCTCCCGACAACACCAGTGTCAAAATCTCCTAACATGACGTTTTGCTGAGGATAACCAGCCATGGCACTTGCTTTTACGGGCATCCAAATACATGACCGTATCGCCTGGATCGCAGACCCCTGGGCAAGACTATTAGCCGTAAAATATTTAAGTATCTCCTCCACTGTCGTAAAGTCTACAATCGCATCATTGATATCCTGTGACACGGTATCTAGTAGTTTGCGCATATTGCCGGGAGTAATGAGGTAAGCGCAGACGCCGCCGGAAGAGCCAACAGCCGTTAAGCTGTACAGCCCCTGGTTACTGGTAAGTGTCCCTGTGATATCAGCGGCGGCGGTCGCAAACTCCGGCACCTGGGATACATTCTGGCGGTTGTCCTGGATCCGAAACGACGCGCCGGAGGCGTCCTGGTTAAACCCGTACATGATATAACAATCGGTCGCCAGGATCTGATCCCGGTACGTTGCTAGTACATCCTCGACGGCGGCGATCCTCCATACTCCGGCGCGGACGGAAGTAATCTCCGTAATCCAATAATAGGTTTTGACGGCCGGAATATACATGGCATTAAACTGCGGGTACTGGTCTCCCTGGAGGGTTACTGTGACAACGGGGGAGTCGAGATCTTTTGCGTCCTTCCAGACCGCCTGGGTTTTTACCCAGGCGGAATAGTCCGCCTGGAATGTGGAATTGATACGCTTATTGACATTGCCCAGATAGATGTCAAATGCCATTATTTACGCCTCCTTTTGGCTTCCGGCGTTCAGCCCGGATCGGCCATGTAAAAGATCACTGTATTTTCCGTAAGATCATCCTGGTAGTCTTTTGCCCAGTGGTAAAATGTGTTATAGTAGTTACCCGCCGCATTAACCGGGGTCGTCAACACGTCCTCCATATGATAGGCGGTAACAAGTGCGTCCCGATCAAACAGCATTCCGACAACATACGGGATATTGACAGCGGATCCTGTCTCAGATGCTCCGGTCGATACATTAAGCTGGTTAGGCGTTACCTGTACAGCTCCTGGATCAACAGGATTCTGCCAATAGTTTACCCCCTCGTAGTTGGCAATTTTGAGGTACTGGTCGTTAAAGATCTGCGGCAATACCAGGGCCTCGGCGTCGATCATTAAAGGCTCCAAAAGCAGAAGCCGCTGATCTGCCATCGGCGTGTGCCGTAAGAGTACCAGATCCTCTCCCGCATCGTTGGTTTTAGTCGGGGTCAGATGGTAAAGGGTGTTAAACTCGGTCATCATACGAGACGTGTATTTAATAACCGATACCATATATGCCAAAAACTCTTTAAGATGCTCAGACCGTAACTGTGCACTGGTGTAAGCCGTCCCGAATTTTTTATTAAAGCCGTCGGTCAGATTGACCTTCATCGTGGCTGATCCGGTATTGTATACGGCTCCGATATGGTTTAACACATGGAGACGGTTCTCACTCTCCCGCATCAATTCTAACTCATTGTTGACCTCGACCAGTAAGCCGTAATAATATCGCCCAAATTCTTCCTCATTCCGGAATGCAAGTTTAAGCTGATCGCGAAATCGGGTAAAATGTTTCTGGATAACTTTAAGCCCCACAAAATGGATCTCAAGCGGGTAACGCTTGCGGATCTTGTAATGGTCGATGGACTTGCCATCATATAACTGGTTATTGGTGATATCCGTATTCCAGTCCTGGGACGGCTCTGCCGGATCGTAAAAATAGGAGATCTTGCGCTTGATCGCGCCGTACTCCTGTTCGGTCCTGGTGATGATCCTAAACTTTCCGGTATACGGACGTACCGCAAAGATCGCCCGGCCCATTGCCAGTGACAGAGCATTAAGCGTGTTTTCGTAACCCTGGCGGAGCATTGCTTCACCTACGGTTACAAAGGTTGACGTATCTTTGGCTTTAAGACTGGTTTCTGCACCAAACATGGATTCCGCCATGCTGTTGACAACAGCGTATACGTCAACGGGTGTCATTACGTTTGCCATTTTTGTTACCCCTCCTGTAATAATTTATTTACAACGTCATCAATCGTAACAGGCTTAGGTGGATCCGCGGACGGAGCCGGAGTCCGTAACTGATTGACGGTGCTTGTTAATGCTGTAATTGCTGCGAGTAAGTCCGGCTGTGGTGTCGGCTCCGGCTGCGGAGTCGGCTGTGGTGTCGGCTCCGGCTGTGGTGTCGGCTCCGGCTGTGGTGTCGGCTCCGGCTGCGGTGTCGGCTCCGGTTTGTTGTACTCGGCGTACGCCTCATACACTTTTAAAAAATCGGTAAATGATAATTTTGCCATAAAATCTCCTCTCTGCCCCATTATACAAAAAAGATGGAGCGCGGGAAAACCTCAAATTCCGCTCCATGCCCTTCCGGGGCCTAAGGTTTGTGGAGCCGCTCCATCTGTCTTTATCATATATGATTATTTTATTTTTTGCAATAGTCAGATTATTATATATTATGATATGCTAATCTTTAATTCCCATAAGATCTTTGTACCTCATCAAACACGTTGCATCGCAAAAGGTCAAATAGCCCAGATCGTACAAAGATTTTAATTCGGGACACTCGAGTTGGGCCTGGATAATGCCCTCTCTTGTCGCCGCATATTTTAACCGCCCCCGATGCGGTGACCAGCAGGCATAGGCTGACGTGCCGTTGTCATAGATATAAATGTCTCCGATCCGTAACAAGGGGGAGTAACCTTTAAGGCTTTTGGGTTTGACGAGATCCAAAGAGTTATAAGCGAACTTATTCTCAGCCGCCATCTGGTAAAAACCGCCCTTGTTCTTCCTTAAGTGTCGCATCATGGCTGTTTCTTTTCGTTTTTCTATGACACGCTCCGACTTTGGAAGGGCGATAAAAATGCCGTCCTTAATCATGTACTCCTGTCCAGTCCGCGCCATCTTTTCCACGGCCCCGGTAAGTTCCAGGGCCGAAAGAATCGGGGATTCGAAGTCATTTGCGTTGGCTAACAGCCAAGCCTTTAAGGGGGCGCGGCCTTTTAACTCCCTGTTTCCGTTGATCGTAGTATAAGCATTTAAAAATGCTTCTCCCTCATTTTTACGTTTTACGACGATCCGCTCGGGGATGAACTCGTCAAAGACAAGATCCATAAAATCCGATCCATTAAAACCTCGGATTTTTGCGACTCTTGAGAGGCTCATGGCAATGCCGCATGACCGCCTTGTCTCTCCGCCGTCCATCTCCCTTATATCGTAGGATCCCCCGGCGCGGACGATCTCCACGTTATACCCCTCGATGGCCCGGAAGGGATTAAGCCGGGGGTCATCACATACCAGGTCTAACTCATCTCCGGTGCGGCGCATATAAAAAAACTGATTTTCGGCATCCAAAAGATACTTAAGGGTACCATACGTTTTCCCGACCTGTCTGGGGCCGATAATCACATTTAGCCAACAGTTTAATGACGCAATATCTGGCACATTCAACCACCCGTCCGTCTGATATAACTTAATTTTTCTCATAATTTAAATAAGGCGGCCGTAAGGCCGCCTTCCTCCTATTCCTGGCTGTTTGCAATCCTCAATACCTCATCAATCAGCATCTGCTGATCTTCGTCCGAGAGATATACGGCATACTGATTATAATAACGGCTGTCTGTCCCCTTACTCTGCGGCACGGAGATAAAAGGATCTCCAGTCTTTTTGCTCTCTATCACACGCATATTATACAGAGCAAAGCCTTTAAATTTTAACGTAAAGGCGATAAATGAGTCTGTAATCACTCTTACGTTTGTCACCTCGTATCCCATGGACTTGATATCCATACATACTCTTTCCTTGCTCTTGTTCTCATTTCCTTTTTTCACATTAAAAGCCATTACTTTTCCTCCTTAATTTTTGTGATACTAATTTTTTCTACGACTCCGCAGTTATACAGTTCCGTCACAATCCGCAACAAATCGGACAGTGTGGAACCCGCGTACTGGTACACCCAATACTTTTTATTGACATACCGATATCCTATTTTAAATGTCATATAATACCTCCTATTAAATATTGTATCATCAATCGGCGATAATGTCAAGGTCTACGGACTCAATAATTGTGGATGCCGCCCCCTTGACTTTATAGTCCCGGGGTGTCATTACGATGTAGGACGCCGTCCTGGTGGGTCTTGCAAACCCGTGCCGCTCCGTCACAGGCCTGGAATGATAGGCCAGTTTCTGCCCTCCCGCAATGGGGATATACAAACCCTCTCTTAGGTTGCCTACGTCTCCGTGCATTGCGGCGGATCCCTCATGCTTACCTACTCCGGCGATTGTAGTCTGGATCCGATACTCTCCATCCTCCCAAGCTTCTGCGGCATAGCATTTTGCGTGCAAAAACGTAAACTTGCGATACCCATAGTCAGTATCCGGATACTCGTCCTCTGCTACTCCGATATATACTTGCTTGCCCTTACGATTGGTAACGACAGACTCTTTGGCCGCACAGAGATCCTTAATAACCTGGTTATAGGCGTCGATCTGCGGGGCTTTTGCCCCCTCGTATTTGCAAGAATCCGTATCCCAGTAGATCACACGCTCCCAACCGACCGCTTTAATCAACTCCCATAGGGCCAAACGGGAGAGCGATGCCGTCCATAGCCCCCATAAAAATGGGAGTTTTTTTAGCTGTCTTGACCTGGCCTTATTCTCACTCGTGGCCTCCAGATTGTCCTCCCACGACAGCTTTTCTGCCTTGATATCGTCTCCGACTGTTATATCGTACTCGTCTCTAATGACCTTCTGCGCACAGGCCCCAAAAATCGTATTGACGCAGATTTTTGAGAACACACGTTCTGGGCCGTCGGGGGCCGACTCCTTGACCTTAAAAAAATCCAGTACCGCCGCACGGAAAGTTTCTGGGAGCGGTGCAAGATGAAAAGCAACGATCTTTACCCCCACAATCTCATCATAGGTGTATGCCTCCCTAAAACGCTGAAAATCGTTGGAATCCATGTATATCAATGCTCCATCGGCGCCCAGAAGTCTACCGTTATCCGTTCCGTGTACCCCCTCGACGTCCTCGCATTTACTAACCGATACAGTAGGATCTGGACATTCGGGACGGATCTGTAAATGATCCACAAAAACCATCCCAATCCACCCCATGTGATTATCAATCAGCATGGACAAATCATCTTCCGGCAGATCTGCTGGCATCGTGAGAGGTTCCCCCGACGGAAAGTCTTTGAGTATCATCTGGGATGGATGCGCGCTTTTCAAATCCGCACTGTTGCAATTATTGTAGACACGCCCCGCACGCCATCTTGTCCCGTGCGTATCGCCGCCAGCCATGCATTTATACCCTAACGCTAACTGCTCTTTATTCAAGGCCAGCGCTTTCATCGCGGCAAACACCTTTCCGTCCGCCCGGATCCGGCGATTGACCTCATCAAGTACCATGCCTGTATTTGTGAGCGGTATAGTTGCCTGGTTGTATCCATGCTCCTTTTTTAGCCTCTCGATTGCTTCCCACAACCCCTGTACATCATTGATGCAGTAATTCCACTCGTCGGGGGATAGCGGCGTGTCCGGTGTCCTCCACATTCTGTAATCCAGATCTCCGGCTAATTTAGCATGTTTACACCCCTTTGTAGCCCCCGCAAGCGATTTCTGAAATAATTTAAGGCTATCCCGAAACTCAACCCCGTTGCCAAACCGGATAGTCAGCGGCTTGTGCGGCTTTGTGTATAACGCGCTGTCAATGCCCCATTGCTCTCCCAGAATCTGGATCATGTACCATTGCTCATACCCCAGATTGTGCACATAAAAGACTAGGCGTCGTTCTAGGCATAACCCCATTTCCTCAGTCAGCCGCTCTGTCAAGCTGATAAAATCCTCAATATATCTAACCTGGCAATTCTCGCCATCAATGTTACACTGGACAGCGTACAAAAATCCATCCTCGTCTTTGTTGCTTGTCTCAATGTCAAGTGTACAGGTACAATCTATGTACTCATATTTTGCGTGTTTCTTCGCCGCCACGCTATACTCATGCGTTCCCAGGACTCCAATATATTCTTCTACTCCGGTCGATACATATAGATCCTGGGACTTTCGCATTTTATCACCTACCTTTCAGTTTTGCCCGTTCCGCAATTCCTTTCGGCTGATTCTCGCGCCGCTCTTTAGCCTGGTGCATGTAATCCAGTAAAACACGGCCTTTATCCGGTGCGGCGCGGATCTCTTCTTGTTTATTCGCCAGTGTCTCTAAGAGATCGACGTTCCCTTTGACTACGGCATCGTACACGGTTTTACTATCAAAATATTGTTCGATATGCTCAGTAAACGCTTTTTCGAGATCATACATAGCTTCATCATAACTGCCCTCGTATCCACGGGCCTGTAATGTATTATATATTTTCCCCAGACGTTGTTTCCTGCCCTGGATCGTACTTGTTTGCGCTGACAAAAAAGACCGTAAAGACGCATATTCATGCCGCAACTCTGCTATGCTTAACTTCTGAGGGCGTTCTTTAAACCGCTTGCGATCAAGCCCCAGATCTTGCATAGCTGACATGTAAACGCCAGTTGTTGCTCCCGCGCGTTCCAATCGCAAAAGCCGCTGATTTGCGGCTTTTGCGGCTTTTCTTACGGCGGCTTCCAGGTCAGCGCGGGGGACGGTTTTTGGGTCACCCACGTCATATTTGGCCCAATTTGCAACGTAAAACTGTTGTCGTGCCATCTGTTACTCCCCCTTACTTATGACTAAATGGTACATCTGCACCAGGTCTGGCAAATCTGACACATCAATAAAAAATTCACCGCCCGCCGCATAATCTACGATCCCTGCGGCGTAACACCGCTCATAAGCTTGCCTGTAATCGGCCTTGCTGTGATCATCCTGGCTCACGCGGAGCGTACAAGGGCCAATTAAAGTAGTTGATAATATTTTCATGATAACTTCTCTCCTATTAATGATACTTTTGTATTATTAAAATAAATAATCTCGCACAATCCGTATCTATATACCAGCTCACTTACTGTAAAAATTCCGATCCAATTGCCGTTATGCTTAACTTCTAACTTTTTTTCCAATTCATAATCAGTATTTCGAGTGGCTAATTCTAACATCGTCATATACTAATCCTCCTTAATATTGTATCTCATAAGATTATAAAAATCAACTCTGCCGTTTGCGCTCTCGACTCTCGCAAATACTACTGTACTGTTCCAGTTATCCGTTAGTTCTTCGAGCCGGGCGCATCCAGTAATACGCCCGGGAACCCGGAAGAAAGTCTTAGTTTGGCGATCAAAGATTTTGAGCATCTATCATTTTCCTCCTTAATATACTCTAATTAGTTTAATTCTAACGTCATTTTCTAAATCTCTCCACAAAACCGTAATGTGCGAATGAATTTCTTCGTAATCTGTTAATACGCCGTCATCCGCAAACATCTGCGCTAACTTCATGTCTGCATCCTCTGCATAAAGATCAATACCATAATACATTCCAGCGGGAGCACCATCAAACACTTGTCCGGTTTCACCGTCCGTAAATACTACAAAGTTGTTACCATTGGTTTTCGCTAGATAAATTTTCATTTAATTACCTCCTCTAGCAATCCATCATGATTGTTTTTTCTCCTATATACTTACTATAATATCAAGATATTCTATGATGACTCCTTCATCGTCAACCATTACTTTCGCAATATCCGCATCGACTCCGAGATTATAATCATTCATATAGATATATTCGATGCAATTGTCCAAGGTAGTAGACACAAAAGTATCTTCGCTCCAATTTGTTTCTTCTAGTCTCACACAATATAATACAGTTTTCATTTAACTTCTCTCCTTCCCTTTGATAGGTATATCATATCATATATAAGTAACTTTGTCAATAACTTTTCTTCTTTTTTTTTTCCTTTCACCCCCTTCACCGTTTTATCCTTTTAACACTTTAACACTTTAACACTTTAACACTTTAACACTTTAACACTTTAACACTTTAATATACTAAAGTAAACCCTTCCGAATTGTCTATACAACTTCATTCGAACATATGTACGGAATCGGCCTTAAATTGTCTGATAATTCCTTTAAGAATATTGTCTGAATATTTGGCTGATGTCTGGTGTATTGGCTGTTTATAGGCTGTGATTCTGTAAATATGTAAACAAAGGAGCTTTAAGCTGTATGATTGTTTCTGAATTGTACAGCTAAATGTGTATACAAATATTGTAATTGTGCGCGTTAGGGGAAATACTTTAGCGCTTTAAAGTGGTAAAGCCTGTCTCTTATACACATCTCCGAGCCCACGAGACTAGGCATGATCTCGT